ATCAAAACACCTGATATAATCACCTGAGTAGTCCTGCAGGTGCTCAGGTGTAGGGACGAGTTCCGATAGCCCTAAGCCGCCCACGTCAACTTAATTAGGAGGTGCAATCAATGGGGCAGTCAGGGCAACGATCAACTGGTATAATCCGACAACTATTAATAGCCCTATTCCATTAAGCGGGGACCCCAAATACCCAACAATCCGGAAAGTTTACTAGCTAGGTAACAATCCAATTCTGATAAAGGGGGTGCGTGATGATACAAAGACGAAATATCTTGTCCTTGGCCGTAGTGGTATCGATTCTGGTAGTCGCTTTGTTGTCCTTAGTCTTCATTGGCTCGGGCAACTTGGTCCAATCCCAGAACTCCGAGATTGCCGCCATCCAAGGTCAATCCGTTTCGGTCCCAATCGTCGCCACCAGTGCGGACCCGAGCCAACCGATGGGGGTTGTCCCCCCAGTAGCGGCATCCTATGTGAACGCTGAAACAAGCGTACTTGCGGCAATCCAAATACCGGCAACGAACACCAATAACAGATGGACTCTCGCCAATTTGCGGTGGGTCCTATTTGCGATCGCCACGGCAACCACGGCCATCATGATCACTGGGGTCTATCTCACTAGACGGATCAACCACAATCGTTCCCGTGACCTCAATGACGGTATGGTAGTCGACGCCTTTTCCGGTGTGGGCAGGAGCCCATTCGACATGAGGTTCTTTAGCTCGGGAGCCCTTGCCGGTGGCATTCAAGCGGGTGGTCGACCCTAAACGGCACCAACACTAACTAATCAGCCAGGAATCAACAATCGATCAAAGGGACCCCCCATTCAGGCAGGACGAGGGATAGAATGGGGGGTCCCTTCTTTATACACGCCTCACCCCTCCACCTTCATATAGTCTCCTTGGCCTTCCCGTGGCCTTCCTTTATATTCCCCTTGTTCCCCGGTCTACTTGCCCGTCTGTCCATCCTTGACCCAGAAGCGGTCACCGTGTTACACTGACTTTATATCCCCCTATTTGTTCACGCATGAGACTAACTATTGGCTAAAAAGGATAAACCCGGAAGAGGCGGCAATAGCGTTGAAGTCACACCAGCCGTGGAAGAACGCCGACGCCGAATAGCCGTACTCCTGGTAAAGAAAGTCTCCGTAGCCGAAATTGCTAGGCAGGAAGGACTCTCAGAGCCCACTATTTGGAAGGATGTGAGAGCCCTGGACGACCTTTGGGCCAAGGATCACTTGGCTGATTACCCCCTTAAGAAGGCCCGTGAACTCGAATCCCTAGATAGACTTGAGGCCAAGGCAGTCGAGATGTTCGAACTTGCCCTGTCTCCGGTGGTGGTTTTGAGTCAAAATGGTGAACCTTACCTCCACATCGATTATAAATTGGCGTTGTCTTGGTGGGACCGTATCCTTAACGCTAAGCAACGTAGGGCCAAGATGCTTGGGTTCGACATGACCGAGCCCATCCAAGTTAACGTCAATGAGGACAAGCGGTCTATCTCAATCACTATCCAGGAAGGGGGTGAGGCCAAGGAATTCACGGATTGGTTGAGGGATGCCATGCAGGGTAATAAAGGCAATGGGGGTACCAGCGGAGGAGGAGACCATGAAACCGTCGACAACGCCATCGAAGGCGCAGGTGTCTTGGTGGAATCCAATGGGAAGGCTGGAGGGAGTTAGATTATGGCTCCAATACCGGCCACAATGGGGATTTTGGGTGATGGTGAACGTTGCCTCAATTATGACCTTTACCTTGGTGGCGGTGGCGAATCAATGACTACATTGCCGCCGAGACCACCTGGAAACGAATCCAATGATCCCTATTATGTGCCGGTGGATCAGGACATTGGGATACTTAGAATCAAAAAGGAAGATGGCACCCATTGTGTGGTGGCATGGGATGGGGCAGATTTCAGGAGACATCGCTGCCTAGTTCACGATGTGTGGGTGTTTTTCCGAATTAGCTTCCAACCGGAACCCAGGAAGACCGAATGACTCCAGCTTACGCACCGCCACCGCCGATAGTTCCCCCGCTTCCGGAACCGGACCAAACTTCTTCGCCCAATCCGGCAGACCACAACGATACCCGTATGTCCTTTGGTTTCCACTACGGCCAGGTGGAGATGATAACGTGCACTTGCCGGGTATGTGCGGCTACAGCGGGTCAGGGTTCGGGTAAGACTTCGGGTGCCTATTGGTGGCTTTATGGTCGGATGCAACTCCATCCTGGAGAGTCGTGGCTCATAGGATTCCCAGATTACGGACTTCTCACCCGCGTTATCCTCAACCAACCTGACCCGGATCGGCTCACCCTGGTCCAGTTCCTAGCCGCCCTTGGTGAAGACCCGGTCCTTCATATTCAGGAACGCCGAATCACCTGCAAGTCCGGCACTATCTTCTTCGCCTCCGGTCACGACCTAGTGGGATGGGAAGGTGCCCACGTGAAGGGTGCGTGGCTGGATGAGTTCGATGAGATGCCCCTTCAGGCTTTCCGCCGTGCTATGGAGCGTACCCGGATGAGGGATGGTCAAGTCCTACTCACCGGCACACCCCGTAATGTTGCCTGGATTAAGACCGAGATGGAGCAAAATCCAGGACTTATTCACCGGGTCCAGTTCCCGTCCACCGCCAACCCAAAATACCCACTCCACGCCCTGGAAGAAGCTCGGGCTATTTTGCCCTGGTGGGAGTTCCAGCGGCTCTATCTTGGAATTCTTGCAGATCGTGACTCGGGCAATATGTTCAGGAGGGCTTGGTGGAATTACTACGAGGTGGAGGATACACCGCCACCGATGATATTCACCCTCCAAGCCTGGGATACGGCCTTCAAGGTCAAGACTTGGAATGACTATTCAGCGGGTGCCACATGGGGGATGACTAGGTCTGGACTCTACCTGCTCGATATGTGGCGAGACCGGGCTGAATATCCTAGCCTTAAGCAAGCCTGTAAGGACCAATACGACAAATGGTCCCCCAGTATTGTACTTATGGAGGATAAAGCATCGGGCCAGTCACTCATTCAGGACATCCGGGCCAATACCCGTATCCCCATATACCCAATCAAGGCCGATAAGGATAAGGTAACCAGGGCCGCATCCGTGACAGGTGTGGTCCAATCTGGGGTGTGCTATCTGCCCGAGTATGCACCCTGGCTCAAGACCTTCCTTGATGAACATGAGGAATTCCCTGATGGTACATTTGATGACCAGGTGGACACGACCTCAATGGCACTGAATTACCTCAAGAATCTGAGGGGTGGTCTTAGTAACGGAATGGAGATGGGCGAAGGGAAGACTGCTAGGGATTCCAATGCCTGGTCCGGAAATGCCGAATACAGCCAGGGCGAATTGGTAGGAGCCGGGTCAGGGTATGGTGGCGATTCAAATAGTCGAGCTTGGAATAGTTAGGGAGGACTGAGACCGATGGTTAGTAACGGACATATACCCACCTCATCAGCAGTAGGTAGACGTGCCCTCCCTCCCCCGCAGCCCGGAGCTAGGGAAATCAACCCTTCTTCTGTGGTGAGGGTCATTGGTGAATCCGGTCTAAGGCACCTTGGTGGCCGGATTCAGGAAGAGTACAACAACGCACTCAAGGACTGGCGGCGTTGGGCTAGAATCGTTATCGAGATGCAAGACGATACCATTATTGCAACCCTTCTCGACGCAATTAAGTTACCCCTTCTTGCGGCTGATTTTGATGTGACTCCGGCATCGGATTCCCTCATAGATCGGGCCGCAGCGGATTTCTTGTTCGATAACCTGATGAATATGCACAACCAAACCTGGAGGGCTCACGTATCGGACCAGTTGGAGTGTATAGACTTCGGGTTCTCCATGGGGGAAATCGTACTAGAGAAACGCCGGGATGGGAAGCTATGGATACGCAACATCGAACCCAGAGGTCAGGAAACCCTCCTCAGATGGGAATGGGACCAGGACCGGGTCATCACATACACCCAACTCATCCAGGATACCGGAGAGCTTATCCACCTGCCCATCGACAAGTGCGTACATACCATCTTCGGAGGCAGGAAGGCCAATCCCCAAGGCCGAGCCCTCCTCCGGTCACTACACCGTCCGTGGCGATTTCTGCGTGACCTAGAGAATATGGAAGGTATTGGGATTGAGCGCGATGTGGGAGGGATGCCAGTGGTTAAGCTCCCTCCTCCAGCGGGGTCTGGTATCTTGGGTGCCACCGAGGTAGATGAACTAAAGAAGCACCTCCGCGCCCTCCGTATGGATGAAGAAATGTTCATGATTCTGCCGGATGGGGTGGAACTTAATGCTTATTCCGGTGGGTCCAAATCCTACAACATCGGGGAAGTCGTTACCCGGAAACAGAAAGAGATACTCATGCGGTTCTTCGCCCAATTCCTCATGTTGGGGATGGACCAGGTGGGGACGCAGGCATTGGTCAAGGGAAGCCAAGATTTCTACACCCTGGGACTCACCGCAGTCCAACAGATACTCATTGAATCGTGGAGTCAGCACCTCATCCCGTTCCTTTTCCGGTTCAATCGGTCATTCGATGGGAGGAGCGGTGACCCCATACTGACCTGGAACAATCCAGGCAAACCCGATCTTACAGCAATACTCAGCGCGTGGACTTCTGGTGTGGGAGCCAACATCCTCACCCCGACTAAGGAAGACGAAATCCACATTAGGTCAATTGCCGATTTCCCTGACCTACCGGAAGGGGAAGGGGAAGGAGACCGGGGTGCGGGTGCCGGTGGTGGTGGACTCGGTATGTTCCCTGGTTTCCAGCACGTAGGATGGAGAGCCGAAAAGAAGTGGGAGGACTAATGAGTAAGGGATTACTTGAAACCGATAGTGTAATCAAACAAATCAGACACACGGCAATGTTGGTCCCGCCCGAGCCCGGACACACGGCTTGGCGTTCGGTGTGTATGTGGTGGGAAGCGGATGTGGAAATCCCTCTCAAGCCCAAAGAGAGACCTATCACTAACAATCTACCGGTGGCAGTTCGATGAGCGATCCCATTTCTATCATCATCATTCCGGCCAGGGGAGGTAGCAAGGGCATACCCCTCAAGAATCTCATTCCCTGCGCCGGAAAGCCCTTGGTCCAGTGGACTATTGAGACTGCCGTGGCTGTCGAAACTGCTATTCCCATAATGACTAGTGATCACCCCGACATCGTCAATTTTGCTTTTGGGGAGATGGGGGTCATCACAGTAGTTAGACCCCCCGACCTCGCAGCAGATGATTCCCCCACTGAGGACACCATTGAACACACCCTCAATATAGCGGTCCAGGGTGGGCTCTTTGAGAAATACGAAATTGACATTGGCCGGGTGGATTCGGTGGTCTTGCTCCAACCCACATCACCGGTCCGAACCGCCACCCAGATTAGGGAAATGCTCAATCTGCTCAGGGAAAAGGACTTGGATTCAGTGGTGTCAGTCACTCCAAGTCACCATTTCCTCTGGAACACTGAGACCCACCAGCCGGATCACGACTTCCATAATCGCCCAATGAGACAACAG